GATCTAATATAAAACTATCTTTAGGAGCAGGAGATATATTTGTACAAGGGATATAACTAAAATCTTTAGTAACAATACCAACACACTCTCTAGGATAGTCCAGCATACAGTGTGCATTCATGTCTTCTTTTAGCTTTATAAATCTTTCCATCTATATACCCCCGTAGTATACTGTTTATAATAATTTCCATATGGAGCTACCCAACTAGTATGGTCAATCATTGTTTGTAGAATCCTATTTCTATCAACATATAGAGCACAATGATTTGTTACGTTAGTAGCTCCTAAACTCATAGTTATAAGATCATAAAGTTTAGGTTCTCCTCTAATCTTTCTCCAACCGTAGGTATCAGTATCAGCGCCGCCTTTTTCAAAATATCGTTCATGAGTCTTACTATACCAATCTTCATCAATAATCTTACAAAAGTGATCACTAGTATACGGTATATCTATATTTAATTCATTTAGATACACTAATTTACAGAGATTAAAACAATCAATCCCTGTCTCAGCATTATTACCTAAATGTAAGTATGGAAAATCTTTGTATTTATTATACCAAGTTGTCATGTCTATAAATCGAATGTATGTTCTCTACCCAATAGTCTGATAGAGTCTCTACACGCGAAATTCCCCCTTCTTCGATGTGTAGCATTTTGGATGGCATTAAGTACATTCCAAAATGTATTACTAAATTTGTTTTTTCTGACTTAAATGCTATTACATCATAATCTTTAGCGTTTGTCAAACTTACTTTTTTAGCACATTGAGCTGCCCAATTATCTATACTAGTTGTAGTAAATTCTTTAATCCAATGCTTAGATAGGGGGTAATCAGGCAAAGAAAATTGTAAGTTTAACTCATTGTGATAAAAACTTTTAATTAGTGTTATACAATTTACACTATCATATGAATGTGGTAGACTTATATAGTTTCGTACCATGAAGCAAACTCCGGAAAGGTTTCAGCAAATGATTCATTACGTAGCTTATCTACTCTTTCAGTTTCTTGCTTAAAAGCTAATAACTGACTACTCTCATCTGCACTAGTCATATAACTTAGCCAATTTTTTATTTGTTCTAAATCATGTGATGTTAAAATTGGTCTATACTCTTTTATAAATTTTTTGTATATATTAAGCACTTGTTGTTTAGATTCTTTAGGTAAGCAAGTAACCTTTTGATAAGAAGGTTCTATCTGAGTTGACCCATAAAAATCAAAACCATTACGTTTACACCATATAATAAGATCAGGCATAGAAGTTATACTATATATATTTATAACACAACTAACTGTTTGTATATGTTCTTTAAACATAATAGCATGTTTTTCGAATTTAGGCCAGGATAATCCTTTCCTAGCATACTCTACTCGGCTTCCATATCCTTCAATACTAGGCCAGATAGATACTTTTTTAAAATTAGACCATAACTCGGTAAGATCATATTTTTTAAATTTAGAATAACTTAAATTTGTATTATAACTAACATGTATATTTTTAGCATATCCTGACTCAATGAGTAGAGTAAGCATTTTGTAATGACCCTCTTGTACAAAAGGTTCACCTCCTGCAAAATATATCTCTTCTAGATTAGGTATATACTGTGGTACATCTTTCCAAAAATCTTCATTATCAGTAAAATAGTCTATAGTCTTAGACCATTTAGGATCGTCACTATCTTTGTACCAACTAGTAGAGGCATAAGGTCCACACATTCTGCATTTAAAATTACACAAATTACCAAATCTAATATCTAGATATGCAGGAGTTATGTCTAGGCTGCCATCACTATTAGTTTCGTTCTGTAAATAAGCATACTTATTAAAACGATCATTAGCAGTAATTCTATTACTTCCACTACCTTGTTTTTCTTTATCGTAACAAGCATGTACACATTCAGTAGGTATTTTATTTTTTAAAAAATTTATACGAGCTTGTTTATAGTCTTCACTATTCCAAATCTCACCTAAAGACTGCTTATAAGTACCCATGACTCTTGTTCCAGGCGCATACTCAGCATGACAGCATATATAAAAATTACCGCTTAAGCTGCCAAAAATATGCATCCAAGGAAGTATACAACCTGTTACATTATTGCTTGGGAATTGTTCGTCCTGTTGCAGGGAAACCTCCAAAGTGTATAGAGTTGTTTCGAAGAGTGCAGGCTAAGATATTTTTACCACATATATCACCCTCTGGACCCGAAGCAGTTGTATTATCTACTCCTATAGGATTAGTATTAGCTGTAAGAGAAGTTCCAGGTATTGTACCACCAGCAGGACCGGGATACTGACACTCTTCACCTTTATACTGCCATTGACAGGTATTTTTATAATACTTACGTCTAGGAGTTACTTGTTTAAAATATTGTAACCACGTAACTAATCCAAATCTTGCAGTATCATCTCCTAAAGACTCTAATTGGTCTATTTTAAATCTATCTTCGATATATGATTCAGTATCTACGTCAGAGTTAATTACATAAATAGGATCGCCCACAGCAGTATTAGCTTCTAAAGGATTAGATAGAAATAAAAATCTATTTTCTTCTATTGTTTCAATAGTACCAGAAGTTGAGCCTTTTATAGATTTTACACTATCTCCTACTCTATAAGGCATAGCATTATATACTTCAATAACATTACCTGTAATATATTTAGCTGCACTATGCTCAGGCCAAACATCTAAGAAATTAGAAAAAGTAGTTTTAATATTTACCACAGCACCTTGTAAATCTCTAGAGTCATTTTTAAGCTCACGCCATTCGCCAACATCACCGCTTGAATCAGTTGCAGTTACAGTCTGTTCATAATTCCAAGAAGCGTTAGACTGCCCATAATATCCTACAATAGAGTCATCATAAATAAAACCATTAGCTCTAGCTCTAGTTAGAGTATCAAAAGCTTGTTCTCCAGCATTTCCTACTTGTGCAGGAGTAAAATTAATAGTTCTAGGATCTATACCATGACAAGGTACACCATTAATATTAGCTACACATGCCCATGTTATATTATTACCAACAATAAAAGGATCTTCTACTAATGCAGAAATAAGATTATCTACATTAAAAACAGTTAATGTAAGTTCATTAATTTTACCATCCGTACCTTGACTAAGACTAGAAACATCTACAGGAAAGGGTATATAGGAATCTCCATCATATGTTACATTGTAATGTAGATCAGATATTAAATCACCTGCTACATCTGCAAATTTTAAAGGAAAATTAACAGGCCATGCTCTACCTTCTCCGTCGCCAGTAGGATTACCCTCTGGAGTTGCGGGAAACCACTCTCCAGGATAGTATATTTCATATAGTCTTACTATAGGATTCTGAATAAATGCATTTTTCTCTGCTATAAAAGGGCTAGGAGCTTGTGATGCTATAGTGGTAGTAGCAGTAGTAGTTTCACTAGCAAATACATTTGATTGAAAAGGTACTGTAAGAGTATTTAATACACCATTTGCAGTACCACTTATAACAGCTGATTTAGAAGTAATAGTCTCACTAGTATGAAACTCTTGTAACACATTATTTAGTTTAACTTTTATTTGTTTAGTTGCTTGAGTAACATTTGCAATAAAACCAACAGTAGCACTAGTGCTACCTACAATAGCATTACCAGGAATAAAAGCAGAAGAATCTGCAACAGTTAGTATTACATCATAATTTCTAGCTGTCATTAGTCATAGGTCTCTTTCAGTTTAAAACCAACTGAATAGATATTTTCAGTTAATGAAAGACCAGATGAAAGAACTTGTGTTATACTAAGATCTCCATCAAATCTTGCACTAATTGTACCACTTTCATTTAAATGTGACAAGTCAAAACTAAAAGATTCAAAATCTCCACTTCTAGCATTATAAAAATTTTCAATAGCAGTTCTTTCTATTCCTGAAACATTAGTATACTTTAGGTCATAAGAACGAAGAGGTCTTCTTGATTTTAATCGTCTTTTTTCGTACCCAGCCTCTGATGTGAATGTAGAAGTAGCAAACTTTTTAGTAGTCGTAAAACCTCCATCAGGTTTTCTATCTGCCATAGAATTAAATCTATCAGCTACAGAAACATCTGAGTCAAATACTCGTATAGATAAAGTATCAGCACTATCTATAGCCCCTAAAGGAGATCCACCAATCACAGTTGCAGTAGTAGTAAGAACATTATGAGTTGCTTCTCTGTATCTTGCTCCGTCAGCCATTCTTATGTAATCAATTTTACCTTTATAGCGTTCTTGACTAGAAACAGATCCTCCAGCTACAGCAGCATTAGCTCCAATAACTAGGGGTGCTACAGAAAAAGGAGTTACGGAAGGATTATATGATACTGATTTAACTAGTGCATTAGCTACGTAGAGTCGTAAATTAGCAGTAGTTTTATCGTAAGACACAGCTACTTGATAACTAGTAGCTCCATTACAGTTACCGCCATATATTTCTGTTAAGCTACCTCCATGATTTACTACAAAACCTACATTAGAATTTGACCCTACAGTACGTAAGAAGTAATAGTTAGAAGCATCTTGAAAACGAGATAATAGAGTTTGATTAGAACTCATAGTAGCACCTGCATCAGGAGTCATAATAGTATCATATGTAAAAGATTTTTCTTCACCTACATTAAAGTCATTACTAGAAGCGGTGCTTATATATTTAGAACCATCTAGTACTACATTACTTTGATTAAAAGATGCAGAGCCACTATTTATAGTAACACTTTTAGTTCTAGGGCTAGAATCAGTTAAGTTAGATGCAAAGTTAGTTAATAAGTTAACAGCGTTATTATCGCCTATATCTATACCTTGATAAGCTAAGGTAACAGAAGGATATGTGTATGAAGTAGGTGATTGAAAAACACCACCTACATATACCATAAAATCACTAGTAGTAGCTACATTAACAGTAGATGGAAAAGCAAAACCTTCAGTAACACCATTAATAGTATAAGTATTACCATTAGTTACTGTAGGGGTGCTACTATAATCTTCTGCGGCTACAGCAGGAAAAGTTCTATTTAATCTATACCTAGCAGGAAGAGATATTGTTTTAACTATCAGCTCAGTAGCATTAGGAGCTACTATAAAAGTTATTGTTTGTCCTGCATTAGATAGAGAATAAGAACCTGTGGACTGTAAGATTCCTTCTTGAAATACAGTTACTTCACCTTTACTTTCCACACTACTAGGTAAATTAAAGGCTACTCTAACAGCGCCTGTATTAGTAAAAGTAGTATCTGCAACAACTGAAAAAGCAGTTATAGGTGCAATGGCATCATCAGGGTAGGTAGCAGTAGTCATATCTTATCCATTCCTCATAGCTTGTCTAATAGGACCATTAGAAGCTAAATCTCTCATTACAACGTCAACAACAATTTTATCTGCGTCGAGTCTAGGCTGTCCTTGTTGTTCGGCTTGTTTAGGTGATCCTTCATTAACAATGTTAAACTGTACATTACCCATACTACCACCAGTAGCGTTCATTTGACCTAAGTTACCTGCTCCTATAGATTTAACTGCTGGTTTACGCATTACAAACTCACCTGGTTCTAACATGGCGGGCACACGGTCACGAAGTGCATTTACTCGTCCACCCTCTGCCATATGACGTACACCTACTAAACCACCAGTAGCCATAGGAACTCCACCACCAGCAAACATACTGGTAATAGCACTAAAGCCTGTGCTTAAGAAATTTCCAATCCCACTTCCAGCACCTTGAAGCAATCCTCCAAGACCGCCCATAACACCTTGTAATGCTCCACCAAGTGAGCCTCCTAAGTTTTTAAATATATCCATAGCAGAAGATCCAAAGTTGCCAATACCAGTTTTCATACTACTAAATACATCCATAGCTTTTTGTTTAAAGCCTTCAAAGAATCCCATACCTTTTTCTTCTATACCTTTTTTTGCTTCAGAAATTGGATCGCCTTTACCACCAGCTCCGGCTCCGCCCATAACTTTTACATGTAAGCTACCATCTCCCGAAACAGTTGCGTTATCGGCACCTTTTGTTTCGTTTACATCAAAACCAAATAAGCTAGATGTAATTGACGTCATTGCTTTCTGAACGGGTTTTATTAGTGTTTGCTCTAATACATTTCTACGAATATTTTTAAATGTCTCTTTAAAAATATCTCCTAAACCATCTTTAATGGACTTGCCTTCCGCTATATTGTCAAATACTTTGTTTATAAGATCACTAACACCTTGATTAATAGATGCATTAAGTTTTTTATATAGTTGATAACGTTCAGAAGCATATAGTTCAAGTAACTGTTGCTCTCTATCAAGAGCAGCTTTAGTGGCATTATATTTTTGATTAGCTGCTTCAGTTTCTAATTGCTGTTGACGTTCAATAGCAGTTTTTTGATAACCGAATCCTGCCATATAAGCATTTTCTATATCTTGATTAAGTTTTGCAAGTCTTGCAATACTTTGATCATCATTTACACCTTGTACGCGTCCTGCGCCTGCATCTCTTTCAGCTTGTGTCATACCCCCTTCACCAGCTATTTTTTTCAACCTATCTAAAGCAGCTAGATCAAGAGCTAATTGTCTTTGTCTGTAAAATTTCTCTGCTTCAAATTGTTTTTGTTGCAGAGCCAAAGCTTGATTAGCTACAGCAGCAGTATTTTTAGCACCTTTTACAGCAGCATCTCTGTCTGCCCCTGCTGCTCCTAATTTATCATCCTTAGTAGACATAAATGATTTAAGTTTTGAAAGTTCATCAGACAATCCTAAAGCACCCCTAATCTCATCTTCTAAACCTTGATTAGCTAGTTTCTCGCTTAGTGCAAAATCTCTTCTTTGTTTTTGTATTTGTAGTTGTTTTTGACTTATATCTAATAGTGTTTGAGCATTTTGTAGATTCACTTGCATTAGTTTTATTTCTGCATCTACAAAAGTTCTATCAATTTTTCTTTCTGAAGCAGCTACTCTACGTCTATCCTCTTCAAGTTGTTTTAATTGAACAATACC